CCTCACGGGGTTCTCCACGTTTAGTAATCTTACTAGACACCCATCGTTATGTTAATAACAACTGAGACGTCCACCGAACATAGTGGGTATTCTGTTCCGTTGATAGGCGGTTATGATACCGACCCTATCCCTAACTGGAATCCACCAATTGCGAAAAAGATACAAGTAACCTATACCCAACCTCCTTGTCGGAGGTCGTATAGCAAACTTCTGTCTGATCGTGTGTGGGTGAAGGACAAATGGAAGCCATGCCAACATCATTCAATTGATTTTGGTGGGGCATCCAGTCCTAAAACAGTCGGCTGGAGCGTACTTCTTAAGAATGCAACTGACATCGGACATTATTCCGTTGGCACTGCTCCTTATGAACTCGCTTACAGCGGGCTGGCGTTCTCAACGTTCGGGCCACTGGGTAGCCATACTACAGGCTACCCTGACCTATTACAGGATGAGTTGGAAGGGGACGGATTCGTTCCGAAACCGCCCCTCCTTGATAGCTACATCACTGCCTCATTAAGGGCAATGTTGCCTACTATCAAGGGGGAGTTATCGTTAGTCAATTCGCTTATAGAGCTTAAAGACTTCCGGTCACTACCTCATACACTCCTTCGGCTTAAGAACTTTGCATCGCAGCTGTCTAACGTTGTAAAACGAAAGACGACTTTGCGAGGCGGTTCTAAGTTGGTTAGAAGCAGTTTTTCTGCTTCTACTCCGACGATGTCGGAGGCGCTCGGAGTGTCAGCGGATAGTTATCTGCAAACGCAGTTTAATATCCTCCCACTCCTGTCTGATATCAGCGGTTTTACTGCTGCTATCACGCGCACTAAGAGTCGTGTTAACGATCTCTTAGTACGTCAGGGGAAACGTCAGATCAAGCATTTTAAACTGCTTGTTCCGATGAATCAGGCTGCTGAAACATCTGCTGAGATGCCTTACCAGCTGCATGGCGGCCAGTTTGATGGTTACGTCGGTATGACGTCATCATCTACTGGCGCTTACGCTATGCCGGCGACATCCTTCAAATGTGTTAGGGAATATATTCCCGATCAGTATGCTGAATTCCATGCTCAGGTCGAGTACAACTTTTGGTTTACTCGATTCCAAACTGAGAATGCTCAGTGGCTTGGTCTTCTGGATGCTCTAGGAGTTAATCTTAACCCCGCGATTATCTGGAATGCCATTCCATGGACATTTGTCGTGGATTGGGTTGTCGACATTGGTCGATGGCTCGATTCGCGGAAAGTGCTGAATATGGAGCCCGCAGTTAACATATCGAGGTATCTGTGGTCCTGGAAGTTTTCGAGGACAACTAGGCTTCGCATTAAAGCGAATACCGAATTGTCACCGACCTTCGGGGGCTACGTTTACCTGCCGGACCTTAAGGAGACGATTTATCGTCGAGACCTTGAGTTGCCGTCATACGCCCAGTTTTTGACTGGGAGTGGACTAAGTTCGAAAGAGCTAAGTCTTGGCGTCGCCCTGTTAATTACGACAGGGAAACGTCCTAAACCCCGCAAGAGGTAATCTTGCAATGGGTCTAACCATCCATTCTGGTTTATACCAGAAAACGAGGGCGAGAGCTCTCGACCATTAAGCATGTTAACAAACACACTTAACACAAACGAGATTAAGGATGCCTCCGGTACCGAAGTCGAGTTTACTCGACTCAGTATCGGAGACCGTAGGACAGAGTTCGCTAAAATTAGCGAGACTCCTGCCCTGCCGAACCGATTAACCATCTCACACCTCGAATCTGGCGCTGGTATTACCAAGCGTCGTCGATCTGTGATTCGGTTTGATCGGACTACAGCAGGGGAGGTCGACACGACAGTTAATGTCAAGTCGTCTGCGTATATTGTACTAGATTCCCCGGTTGGGAATCTAGCTGCAACCACCGCCGAGAAGGCTGTTCTCGCACAGTTGATATCGTTTGTCGCCTCTCTAGGCGCCAGCACGACGATTCTGTACGATTGCACCGGAAACGGCGCGGTGTGTCTGGTTGACGGGGGTATTTAAACCCTTGTCCGTCTTCCACAAAGCTCGACTCGAAAGAAAAACGAGCTGTTGCGATGTGGTAGATACACTTACCAGCACATGTATCCTTGTTTCCTTTTCGGAGCTAGTAACTAGTTCCGAGGAGGACGCCGAGCTTTGTCTCTGCTTCTACGCCGTCGAATACATAGTATTCGGCGGTGCGAAGCACAGCTGCTCTTAGTCTTCTGTGTGCATTAAGCAGATACGCATAATCAGCTTGCAGTGACCGTACTTGCGATTGCAAGGTTACGATCATTGATAGTTGTGATGCGACTGTTTTGGACACAGGGACAGTGGTTTGATTTCTGTTATTTACAGATGTCATATCATTTCTCGTTCGGTCGTAGGAGTTTGTGCATGCTCTAGGAGAGATACCTTATGGTACTCAATAAGAGCCTAGATGAACATATAGTCATCGAACACATACTCTACGACGCTCACGTGTCTTGGAGTAGAGATTACTTCAACGCTCGAGCTCTACGACTTACCCGTCAAAAGGTAAGAGATAGAGTTCGTTCGGAAGGGTTGGGTTTTCTTTCGAAAACCCTGCCTCGTTTGGGCAAATGCCTTGATCAGGCACTTGCAGGTGAACACAAGCTGACAGGAGCAATTCATGGTTTTGATACCATGGCTGGCTCTGAACTTCCGAGATTTCTCGGTGAGTTCTTCAGTCGTGTTTTCCAACCGAGTGGGGAGGTCCTTCCTAGCCCTGACACACAATGCGTCAGCGTATTAAGACAAGTTCTGTACTCATATTATAAGTATGAACTGCCCTATACAGAAGCACAAACACAACAAGTCATCTCCAGTTTTATTAAAACTGAGGATGATCTTATTCATGTCGATACTTCCCTTGCTGTTTTGCACGGGATGTCAACTGAGTTCAACCGGACGAGACGGCGTCCAATGGCTGCAGGGGATCTTAAAGACCCTCAGTGGCACATTGAACAGTCCAATCAACTCCGGGTTGTCCGCGAAGCGCGCATACTTCTGAATGAAGTATTCGCACTGTTCGATGGACACGACATAACACCACGACATGGTCCTGGAGTAGTTGCTACAAAGCAGCGCCTCGGGGCCAAGTTTGTGTGGACTAATGTCAGTCATCGTATCACCGACGTTTACCCGTTTGATGCGTATTTCTGCGCATCTACTGGTCACGTTTGTGATTCCTATGCCGAGTTTAAACTCGTCACAGATACGGATCATTCGGCACAAGTTTTACTTGTGCCGAAGGACTCTCGCGGTCCTCGCTTAATCTCTTGTGAACCCGTTGATTTTCAATGGATTCAACAAGGATTACGCAAGGCCATTTATGAGTTGGTGGAGACGCATCCTCTCACGAGGTATAACGTCTTCTTTACTAATCAGAACCCTAACCAATGTGGGGCCCTACTCGGGTCCCTCAATGGTAAGTACGCGACTCTTGACCTCAAAGAGGCTTCGGATCGCGTTTCTGTTAGTCTAGTTCACCTATTGTTTCCAGAACACCTTCATCGGTTTCTAGATGCATCTAGGAGTGTTTCTACAGTGTTGCCAAACGGTGAGAAGTTAACGCTTCGAAAGTTTGCGCCCATGGGGTCAGCATTATGCTTTCCTATCATGGCGCTAACTATCTGGGCTATTCTCACTGCAAGCGCACCTGACGCGGATACTCGTGAGAGTATCCTTGTGTATGGTGACGACGTCATAGTCCCAACAGCCTTCGCTGTGAGCGCTATGAACATCCTCGAAGTGTTTGGGTTGAAAATCAACCGCACTAAGAGTTGTGTCCAAGGATCCTTTAGGGAATCCTGTGGCGTTGACGCCTTCAAAGGCGAAAACGTCACTCCGGTTCGTTTCAGAACCGTTTGGAACGAGTCACCTCGTCCTGACGTTTACGTGAGTTGGATCGCATATGCAAACCAGCTCTACGATAAGCGACTATACAGCGCATACAATTATATTGTAAGCAAGTTGGAAGCCATATATGGCCCCATCCCTGGCGACGATATGTCAAAAAAGACATACCCTAGCTTGCGCAGTTCGTCTGCTCGCAACGGTGACTTCCGCCGACGCATCAATCATAAGCTACAGAAGCTTATGTATCGCGTTCGCGTGGAGTCATCTCCATCAGTAACTCAAGTCCTACCGGGCTGGAATATGCTTCTCCGTTTCTTTACGGAGTCGAGTAATCCGGTTCCATTAAGACCTGATGAATACCGAAGTGCCGTTACCAGGTTTACACCTGATACGGCATTTGCAGTCAGTCAATACACGAAGCGTCGCACGAGTATTCTCGTGTGGCGTTGGCGATGACTATAATAGACTTACGGTGATGAACCGTTCG